ATAAGGCCAAAAGCGTAAAAACCGAAACCCGGTATGTACGGGTAGTGGACAAAGTGGGTCCGCTTGTGACAATCTTCATCCTCCGGCCTCCAATTCCTACGTATCGACAACACAGTACTTGAACTCTTCTCGATCGTGATGATGTACGGCAGCGCAATGCCCGTCTCTTCATCATCGTCATCCGTATGCTCGTAGCCGTCCAGGTCTAACTCAACCTGCATCTCCAAGAGCTTGAAGCGATCATCTTGAGAAGCCCGAAAGCCAAGCTTCTCAGCAATCTTCTTCTCCACCTCGTCCATCACATTGTTGGGCTCACCCAAGTCAACGTCTCGGTAAAAACCTTCATGCTGTAGGCGTTTGATCTCGTTTTCTGTCTTGCGCATCACATGCGTGACCCGCTCTGCTGCCTCTAAGCTAGAAGCTCCATAGGGGACGACCACATCTTCAGCAGGCACGTACATCGACACCTGACGCCCCAGCGCCGGATCAAAATACACTTTTTTAAACGCATTGCCAGCTAACCCCAAGCCCCACAACATGCGCTCATGCTCGGGGCGGTATTCATACATCACGTCTGTCAACTGATGGTTCATGTCATCTTGGACCCGCTCAGCAGCTTTCTTAGTAGCTGGGGTCTCTTTGCCAATGATCTTCGTCTTGACCGGCCCCGCCGCAGGGAAGGTCTCCATCATGGTCTCAGCCTGGAACTTCACAACCGCTTCAGTGAGCAGTGGGTGGTATACGCCACAAGCGCCGGGCCAAGGCTCCATACGCTCTTCTAGCTTCATGCCCAGTAACTCCAGACCATCCACATAAGTCTGTATCCAATCCTTGCGACTCGAGATATCCGTCTCATAGTCTTGCATTAGCGTATTGGCAAGGAAGGAGAGTTCTCCTTCGTCCATATCTTCAGCCAGATTCTTGCTGAACTCATCCTCATCTATATCTTCTTTTTCCATCTCGATTTCAAAGCCAGGGCCAGAAATATTGACCGCCTCTGGGTCCTCGATTTGAATCTCGATCGGCTCTTCCTCAACACCCAATTGCTCAAGCCCTTGAGGAGCAGTGTAAAGACCCTTGCCCATATTGTTTGTTGCCATCATCTACCCTTTAGAGTTGCCCGATTTGTCTGGGCAGTGTATTTAAAATCTTTTGCTGAGTGGCCAGTACGTTTGACCGCCCGGTCTTTGGCTCTCTCTTCAGCAGTCATCATGTTGCGCTTTTGCCCCTCTGCTGTAAGCGTCTCACCATCTGCCTTCAAGTGCCCACGTTCTTGAAGTATCTTGACAGCCGAATCACGACTCCCCACTTGCGCCGCAAGCCGGTCGATCAACTGTCCCCTACCCATGAACTTCTGTGTAGCCATGTTGGTCCTCAATAGTAAGCCGCTTTTCTGCGGAACTTGTACATGAAATCGTCTTCTGGCTCATCAGTGTCAAGACGGATGAACCCACCCTGCCTAAATCTCAGCAGTGCTAGCGTTGTTGAATCTACCAAGTCGTCATTGACGCCACTGGGGAAGTCATTGCACTCCTCAATAACATCCTTAGCCCATCTGCGATCGGGCGCGTATACCACACCACCTTGGAACAAGCTCGACACAGCATTCACACGGGCAATCTTATCCTGTCCTTTGCCTGGAGTAAATTCGCCAACAGGTATGCCCATCCTACGCATCTCTTGGTAAAGCACAGAGCCACTGGACTTCTTCTCGACCATGAACGCGTCTGGCTCCCACTGCTTGTACTCCTCCAGCACCAGCGCTTTGAGGTCGGGGTACTCAAGACGTTTCTTGATTGCATTTAAGAGAATGATCGCGTAATTGTTTGTCTGCTCATTGAAGAACACACCCCACGTCGTAAGTGCGTTGTAGTCAGACCTGTTATTGGCCTCCTGCGCAGCGTCCAGGCTCATGATGGTGAACTCGCACTGGGGAGGAACCTCATCCTCCCACGTCCTCCACCACTCCCGCTTGATGAGTGCCCCCTCCTCGGAGACAGGGTTCTGCATGTACTGAGCATTCCAATACCGAACGTCCATCCCCGCCTTCTTAGCCAGCAACTCCTCAACCGGCCAAAACTCGGGCCACAGCGCTTCGCCGTCATCCTTAATTGCTGGGAAGTCCACGACCTCCCACTGGTCAACACCATCTTCCTTGTTCATCTGCGAGACTATTTGCCCAGTCAAATCAAGCTTTGACCACCGCGTCATCACAATGATAATTGCACCCCCCGGCATAAGCCGCTGGAGAGGGCCAGACTGAAACCATTCCCAAGCAGGAAGAAAGACATCGGGTCTCCCAGTTTTAGCTTCTTGTTCAGAATGAGGATCATCAATAATGAATAGGTCAGCACCGCGCCCAGCAAGAGCGCCACCCACACCGATTGCAAAGTATTCACCATTGAAGTTTGTTCCCCACCTTGATGCAGACTTACTGTCAGCTTGCAGTTCTACCTGCGGAAATACGTCCTTATAGGTATCCATACCCACCAAATTTCGCACCCTGCGGCCAAAATTCACCGCTAAATCTGCGGTGTGGGAGGCCATAATTACCTTCTTTTGGGGGTGTTTGCCCAAGAACCAGGCAGGTGCAAGATAGGAAATTAGCTCTGATTTGCCATGTCGGGGGGCAATATTAACAATGACACGTTTTTTCTTGCCATTAGCAATATCTTCAAAAATTTGGGCCAGTTTTAAGTGGTGCGGACCTACTTTATAGCCCGGATAAACGTGTTTTACGAAGTCAAGGAAGCTCTCTTTGCTCAAATCTTGGGTAATTTGGGCGTCGTACTTCTTCAAAAGCTCCAAAGTACGCCTTTTCTGCTTGTCAGGCATCGTGGGGAGTGCCTGGCGCAGGGTAAATAGCTGTTCAGGCGTCAGTTTCGGACTCATGCTTCACGATTTCTCGAGCTTCTACATCAATTACCTTGGTTTCTAGGCTGGTGAGGGTCTCAAGTAGCTCATTCTCCACCTCTTCAGCGGTCATGTGCTTGTGCGTAACCTCGCTGCGTTTCTTAAACGCATCAACACCATCAATTTCACCTAGTTTTGACAGTGCCGCCACCCTTGTCTTGGCATCTTTAGCGTTCTCAACCTCCATCACAAGCTTGTTGACCACATACATCTTGAGGTCAGCTAACTCATCAACGATCGACACGTTCATCTGAGCCACCATGCCAGCTAGCATGGCAAGAGTCTCGTTGGGGTACTTAGCAAAGTCGGGGCGCGTACCAGGGTTGTTGATCATTTCCCGAGCAAGCTCTTTGGCTTGGTCGGCATTGTCCTGTGTGGGCACGAGTAGGGTGCCTGTTAAGTCAGACATTAACTTCACCACGTTTGCTCTCATGGTGAGTTCTTCCGCAGGCGACAGTTCAGGGAACGCATCAACGGCGTTCTTTGGTAGAGGAATGTTTTCCTCTATGTGCGGAATAATTAAGTCTGACATGTCGGGCGGGTGGCTCCGTGTTTTGGCAAATGTATCATAAAAATTTATTTATGCAAGGGGGAGGTAAGGAATCCTACCGGGGGTGGGTACTCTAGATCAGTATCTTATTTGCTGTGTAATTCGACTTATCCTACCTGGTTTTATATACAGTAGTGTGGGGTGAAAATTTTAAAAAATATGTGGTGATTTGTGTAATTCCTGGGGTATGGGGTATGAGGGGGAGGCTCATTGAGATTCTGGGGGGTGGGGTGCGCTGGGGGCGGGTGGAATGCCTGTTTCCCCCTACCAAACTTGACCTATTCAACAACAACATATACTCTGTATTCATCAGGCAAGCAGATCGGCCCCTGATATTCCAACCCGTTCAATCTTAGGAGAATGAACAATGGCAAAAACCGCCACCCTGGCTTTCGCTGACGCCATCAAGTCAGCCAACGATGACATGAATCGCATGCGCAACAACAAGGCTGCGATTGTTGCAAACCGAAAGGTTATTGGCAAGGTCATGCGCATGTTGTCTAAGGACCTCAACGACCGCGACCACATGTACATCGGTAACGACTACGACAGCCGACCTTACATCGGCGTGACGCTCTACAACCTAGAGTCCTTCAAGTGTCTGCAACTCGAGACCTTGTTATCCACACTGAATAACATCGGTGATGCAAAGTCCACCAAAGATTGGCCCAGCAGTCTGAACCGCGACTACAAGTTTGACTTGGGTTACTTTGATGTCAGCGTCAGCGCTTATGTGCGAGACGACAGCCCCACATGCAAACGGGTTGTAGTCGGTACTGAGATGCGACAGGTCGATACCTATAAGATAGTGTGTGAGTGATTCAAGCCCTGCCAGGTTTGCCCTGGCAGGGCTTTTTTTGTGGGCCATTGATACCAGTTATGTTTGGTCGCGCGCATCTGGCGCGTGTGGCTCAGGCGCGTTAAATAGCGGGTCAGGCATAGCAGGGTCACTAAACAGGCGGTTTCCCCCTGCGAAAGTTGACTTATCCGCACCGATCAACTAAGATGGATTTATCAGTTAAGAATTCTCTTACTGATACTTTGTGTAATCGACAATTCTAGGAGAATGTAATGTCGAAAAAAACCGCGAT